ATACCAGATGGCATCCCACATATCTATCACTCACTCTCTTTTATGCGCCACGCTACAATACTGTTTTAAACTTGCTCACAACCCCTTGACGGCTTTTTAATTGCAAAGTCAAGGATTTCACCTATGCGCTTAAAAGTGGCTGGAATGGTATGAAATGTTTACTTTATGATTCTTGATTCCAATTCGCCTTCTGAAAGAACCATTTCTGCGTATTGCCCGTTTCCGGTATCCGTTCTAACTTGGTATAAAATATCTGAAATAACGGCATTAGCAGGAAATTCAATTCCCATAAATCCTTCCATCATGACAGGAATCGTATCCCCTTTTTTATATTTCATTCTTGATTTCCTCCACGTCCTTCAGCGCAGCGATCACTATGCAATGCCCGCAGCTTAAATCCTGTAGCTCCGCTTGATGTATGAAGTCTTTCTTCCCTCTGCGCAGAATGTAGCCGGTTAAGAGATAATCCCCGTCTTTGCCTTTCAGTTTAACACGCTGATTAAGATTGCTCTTTACGTCTTTTATTTCCATGTGGCGCTCACCTTCCAGAACAAATTCTGGCGCACATATAGGAACGTTTGTCATAAACAGTAATCATGTCAAACGTTTTGGTGTCCGTTATGCCGTATCCCATTGAATGGCAACTTGGCTCAACCTCAAATTTTGTCCGACGCTTAAACATTCCGTATGTGCTATGCGCGCAAAGCCACATTGCCAACACATCGTAATAATAATCGTTCAGTTTCGGCTTAAATGCTTTTAAAAGTTCATCTGCGTACATTATGCGGCCCCCTTGCTGATCTTTTTATAAATCTTCCAGATGCCAAGTTTAATAATTCTTTATCATCAAGCGGCTGAAAGTCTTTATGCGTTACAATCATTTTATCTACAAAATGTCCATCAACTGTTTTGCCTTGCTTTGTAGATATTCCTTCTTTGTGGAGAATCGTCCTTACAATTTGTACTACAATATTCGGATGACCGGCAAACGGAACTCTGTATAGAGTTATATTGTGCTCAAGACAATATGCGTTTTTAATAACATCTCGTTGCCTCGTCCCGTCACCGAATCCGGATTTTCGAGTTTTCCCGTCATGTTGCCGACCGTCAATTTCGATCAGGAAATTACCGTTAAGGCCGTGAATGTAAAAATCAAATCTCAATGGAAAACCCTTTTCACTCAAAATACCGTCAAACGTTTTTTCTCTCTCAATTCCTGACCAGTTTAACATTTTAATGACTGCGGCTTCTCCTGTAGACTCTCCGTTTGGCTTAATTTCGTGTTGAAATTCTGACATTCTGTAGATCTCCTTTATTTCTCAGATAGCTTAATGCTATATTCGTTACATAGATGGTGAATTTTGAGCCGCTTGAACGCAGTATTCTCCTGCAAGAAACAGGAAAACTGCGTTCTTTCTTTTTGACTACATAGCCGGAGCCATTCGTCACCGAAAAACGTGGTATGCAGTATCGACTATTTCAAGCCGATCATACAGGCCGAGGTGCATTTTCTACACCACGCGGAGCATCCCGAACCGCTCTCAATGTATGATTCTTCAATCGGACTTCCCCCGAAGCTGTTATTATTTTATTGTGGCTTTAGCTCCCGAACGCCACTTCTGCATTGAGCCGCACATACCACAATGCGAACCCCTGCCCCCACCTTTATAGCATCGGCGTGAACCACCTACACGAGTTATTAAAGCGGGTCGTGTGCGTAGCGCCGCTGTTATTCAATTGTGAGGAAATAAAAAAAGAACGCCAATACCCCTAAATGAATAGGAAATATTGACGCTCTAGGCGTTCTAATTATGCCCGGCTCCCCGGGCGTGACTAATGCATTCGATAAGAATTGTTCTGTTTGTAAAAGCTCATTAGAACATTTGGCGCGGGAATATGTCTCTGAAACATACCTTCTCGGGTTGCGGTCCCGATCTACACTTCGTGCTTCCCCGCATGTTGCCCGTCTTTCCGGGCTGCCAGAATGCAATTTCGCATGTAGGCATTCATCTGCAATCCAGTTCGCATGGATTAGCGCCTGCTGGCGGGACTTACGCCCCTGATCGCTGCCAGCTTTGGAATTGGTACGCGCTTGTGGAATCGAACCACATACTGCCCGGATATAAGCCGTGCTCTCTGCCAATGAGTTAAGCGCGTATGTAGGGCGGCGGTTTCACAGCCCCATAATGAGCGTACATCACCGCCGCCATTGTAGTACCGCAGTTAGCTACTCTGCGGTTTCCATGTAATCCGGTTTTCGTCCTATACAGGCTCGGGATTGTACACCGGAAACCAAATTT